GTGTCAAAATGGGCACAAACTGCAAAATCATTGGATCTTGTGGTGCTGCTGTTGCTTTAAACATAGAAAACCTAAATATGTCAAAATGCTCTGAAAAACCTACCATAATTTTCGATATGGATGGTTATGATTGCAAACCTTTAATTTAGATATATTTTTTATTTAATATTTAATTTTATAAATATTTATGTACACACTACTGTACACATTCAAAAATATACCTGATTCATTATAAGCAAAAAGCCATTATCTTAAAGTTTAAAATTTGAAGCTAAACTCCATAAAATAGAAACTGAAGCATTAAGCTGTTATAAAGAATATTCCTCATACAATAATGGTTAAAATAATGGCAGATAATTTTAAAAATTTAGCAACTTTGGGAGAAAATCTTAAGAAATTGTCAGAAACTCCATCTGTTCCGCTTACTGATGTGTATTCCGACACTTTTTTTAAGAAGCACACACCTTTCCAAAGCTTTCAAGAGTTCCTTGAAAAAGGAGGTTTTACGATAAATTCTCAAGAAGATTTAGAAAATATTTCAGATGAAGATTTAAATAAATTCACTAATGAGAATACAAATTTTGAAAGTTTTGAAAAGTTGCAAGAATTGGCTGTAGCTGAGTTCACGAGAAATCTAATTTTTAAGAATTTCAAATAACAAAAGCCCTCACTTAGAGGGCTTTTCTATAATTGAAATAACAGCTTTATGCCTGGACTGACAATCAATATATTTCCGCCGGTCATCAACCATCACCTGCAGAACTTCTTTCGCTTGGCCAGACTTTAATTCTAATAAATCAGGACAAGGTGTTTTAAGGTTTGCCGGTATTACCAGCGGCATTGACTGCTGACACCCCATCGTCATCAAAGCAATTAGTATTGATATACACAGGACGTTCAATGATCTTTTGCACTTCACGTGTAATGACTTCGGTTTTAACGCGCTCAACTTCTTTTGATTCTTCATATTCCTCACCTGCTTTGTTGGCCAACTCCTGTGCTTTCTTTTCAGCATCCAGATATGGCTTTAGCTTTTTATTGATTTTGTCCTGACATATGATTTCAGCATTCAGTACTTTGCTTTGCGCTTTTGTCAGGCGAAATGTCTGCACCCCACCAATCGCCACAGCGCTTAACAATAGAAATAAGAGAATGCAGATAATCACCTGGTAGAACTTTGCTAAGAATGCTGACATCAGTTCACCTCCATGCATTTGTTGTAGCGTTCCAGCTGGCGTGTCCAGACCCCATAGCAGTTATTGGAACGAATGGAACAATCACGCTTTGCGACATACTTCCACTTCAAAAGTGATTTGCATGCCTGAACATAATCACGCGCCTTCAAGTTGCGCAGCATGGAAGATGCAGACCAGGCACCAGTGCCGTACTGATAAGTGAAATCTAAGTACAAGTCATATTCAGGTTGTGAGATTGGGATATTCAGAACGGTTTTATTAAACCGCTGTGCATCCTTGTCCATGTGCAACTTGAGATATTCAAACGCCTGTTTGCGGTCAATCGCTGGATCTGTCATCTTGACCTTGATACCATTTGGATAAACCGTTGTACCATGGCCAATGGTCGGAACATCCCCTTTAACTGGAATCACTGGTTTAGGTGTAAAGCCTTCTTTTACAGCTGTTGCCTGAATCTGTTCATCACTTGGACCAGTAATCATTTTCTGGCCACCGATGCCCATAGCCAGAATTAAAGAAGATCCAATCACGTAGTATTTAGTTTTATTAGACACCGCACTGCTCCCGTTCTTTTCTCAGCTCTTGCATTCTGAGTTGATGGATTTCATCGGCACGCTTGTTTTCCAAACGCTTGTAGTACCAGTTCACTGCAAAGCCAGCGATCGCAATCACAATGCCCAGCCAAGCTAGAACGTCGATTGATGCAAGGTATGCCAAGAAACCAGAAGCCGCCCCTGCATACGTTGTTTTTGATGCAGCGGAAGAAACAGTCGCTGCCATTTCCATTACTGCTGATTTCTGATCGGACATGCCGCCCCCAATTTTTGGCAATAAAAAACCCTGATCTAATTAAAGATCAGGGTTGATGGTGGTTTGTTGTGTTATCCGAAGCTTAAAACTTTCTGTGCAATAAACTTACCAAAAACCTCATTACCTTGCTCGTTAAAGTGAATACCGTCGTAAGAATAAATATTTAAAGCACCGTTCATTTGTTTAAATCCAATTCCGCTCTCATAAGTTGCATAGATTAAATGCACACCGTAGTATCTAGAGACAGCCTCTAGTGCAGGGATAAGCTTTGTAATGCGTTGCGTACCGTTTGCAGTGTCATAATAATATGGCGGTGTAATGATGTGAATTTCAGCTTTAGGTGCTTTGTTTCTAATGTACTCAATCACAAAAGCGATGTTAGCCAAGTAGTTGTTTGGGAATAAAGCCGCATATTCAGCTAATGTTGCATGGTCACTAAAATTAGTTGATGGCACATCTGTAATCGAGCCAAAAGAACTACCATCCGAATCGTTTGTTCCAATCATTAATGTGACGCAAGCAGCGTCAGCAAAATTAATGACCGGCCATGTTGTTCCTGCCGTTGAAGAATTTCTTCGATCTAAGCCTTCCCCTGCAACAACTTGATCAAATACTCGTCCAGCACGACCACCACTAGAGCCGTGATTAAGAATGACAGTGTCAAATGCAGCCTCAAGATATTTAATATATCCGCCTTGCGTGCCTGCCGTGATTGAGTCACCTAAAGCGATGACTTTTTTTCCAGTGAAGCGCGTTTTAATGGCTGAGCTTAGGTTCAGTGCTGCTAACTGATTACGCGCGTAATCATCAACAATCTGCTTACCATCTATCTGCGAAATTGCCAGTTTATTTGTTGCAATACGAGCATCGCTAAAGTAGCGCTCTTGAATGCTCAATGTATTTGAAATATTAAAAGAATAGCCTCCGCTATCAATTTTAATATTCATAAATACAGCCAGTGCTGTCGAATTCTCGGGTACAGTAAATTTATAAATGTTCGCTTGCTCTGTAAGCTGCAAAACCACATTACCTAAATTGGTTCCTGTTCCGACAGTATCTACGCTTGATGAGTAGACAATTTTAAACGGGTACGTTAATGCACCCATAATTTTTAAATAATATGTATTACCTGCAATGACTTGAAACTTAAAAGCCCGCCAATCATTACCTGCGCTCCCTGCACCTAAAGATCCTGCTGTATTCAAATAGCGATCAAAAATAACACCCATTGTTTGATAAATATCGCCAAGCTGAGCATTGCCATTTGTGATCGATTTCGCTGCTGATGGAGTGATTTGCTTCTCAATTTCAGCACCATTTAAACCCGTCACAACTTCAGTTCCTGGGGTGTAGCTTGAACTGAAATTATCCTTATGCACCGTCCATACTATAGGGTTGGTAAATTTAGAGTTTAATACCAAGAATTTTGCACCCGTTGGGGCATATACATGGTTATAAATTAAAGAAGTGGTTGGATCTGTGGCTGATGATGCGGTATGTGCGATTCGTACTGCCGTCACATCTGCAGATGGGTCTTTGTCAAAAAACGTATACCCATAACCACTGCCTGCTGCATAGTTTTGTGGCTCATTAAGCAGAAAAAGATTGTCACCACCTATCACTGGAATAATTCTGGATGCGTAATTAGATCCAGTTGCGTATGTTAATGCGCTGTTTAGGCCGCGACCTTCGACCGTTTTGGTTTTAGGGCCAATCATGTTGCCGTTAATGTATTTATACTGGATATTTGATAGGTCTAGTTTGGTTGTATTAGCATATAACTTTGCCTGCTGCACAGGATCAAAAGGACTTTTTGTTAGCATAAAGCCATCCCAAATATTATCGCCCTGATTTACCCCTGCTTCCGCAATCGTCACGGTAGAATTAGCCGGAATAGTTGCTTTAACTGCTTCAAAAGCAGCAAGTGTATTAAAACCATAATTGCCACCAGCCACAGTTGCCACTGCTGAATCTACCTCGGTTCTGGTATAGGTTTCAGTTTTATTGTAAGTTTCAGTTTTTGGATATACATCAACCGAATTAGCTTTCAAGCCAAACTGCTCATCTACATATTGCTGATCTGCTTTTGACTCAATATCTTCACGATGTACAGCCAAATCATCTAAAACTTCTTCAAGATGGATTTGAATGCTCTTGCCATCACGCGCAAAGACCACGCCTGCAATCACACCCTGAAATACACCTGGATTAGTTGATGCTAGGAGTGTGTCTGTATAACCTTTCAGCGCATCAAATAACTGCTTTTCACGCACCTGTGCCAGTTCATCATAGTTAAAATCATGAGTACGGCGCCATTCAATTTCCTGTTTCAGACGTGCGAGAATTTTTGCATCTACCAGATTAGATTCTTGTAGTACCAGCCAGATTTTATCCAGGTCAAAGTTAATTGTTTCTGGTCGGAATGAGTTGTCATAGCTTTTGTACTCAGTCTCACGATCCAGCTGAGTATCACGGGTTAATTCAACCAGATCACCCTCGTTTGGTGGTGTACTGAAAACCACGGTATTACCCTGGATACTATATGCACCCACCAGTGGGATTTCTTTATTCACCATCACAACCAGATCTTTTGGATCTGGCAGATAGAACGTGATTTCAAATGAGTTATTTGAACCTGTTGCTCGATATTCCTTGTACGGAACTTGTTCAGGTACAGACATAATGCCCCCTAATTTTCAAAGTCTAGAGTGGCTTCAACAACACCACTATCCCCTCTCCAATTAGGGCCTTCATTGACCTCATTATTTCTGTGTATTTTGCCTACGCGTTCCGGTGAATCAGTCACTGCACCAGCCAATGAATCCAGATCATCATCAGGCTGTTCAGTAATTGCAGGGTTGAACATACGCATATTCTTGTATTGTCTTGAGCTATTCTCACCTTCTTCTGGGGTATCAATAACGGATGTATGTACCCAAAGCAAACCTGACATCAATGGGCCTTCCAATGCCTCAAGAATGCGTTTGTTTTTAGCGCCTGAGCTGTGCTGCTCTTTCACACCACAGCGGATACGACGTGCTTTTAATGCACCTTTTAGAGCTGCCGGTGCAAAGTTACCAATGCCATTAGTCTCAATCGTTAGGCTTGGCACGTTGAATTGCTCAATCAGATCGCAAAGCTGCCACACCTGACCGCCGACAATATTTCCTTGTGCATCATGTTTGACTACATCACCAGTAAGAGCAACGGATCTATGCCAGTACTTCACACCAAAGTCATCATGAAGAACTAAAGCAACCGACGAAATATCAGACTTCAGCTTTCCAGACGATGGGTCCCAGCGCATGGTAATACCCACAATCTGACGATCACCCAGCATCATGATGTACTG